ATGTATTACTAATTCAATTAGGTCTGCAACTTTGTGACAAGAAAAGCAAAAGAAGATCCCACTATTTTTATCTACTTCTCCTGCAGGGGTACGATTGTTATTATGAAATGGACAGAAAAGAATATAGTCTGAGTCAACCTCTGACTCAATAGTTAGACCTGAGCCTGTGATGACTCTTTTGATTTGTTCGGTTGTATATGTATTGCCTTGGTTCCGTCTATTCCTGATATCCATTCGCTTTGTCTCTTCCCTACGTATATTCCGTGTACTGTTAGTGCAAAATAAAAACTGTTCTTCTTCTCATTATAGTCTATCGTAAAGTCTGGCTCAATATCAAACCTTGGAACATATCCACTAAGTCTCATCTCTGAAACAATTAATCTGATATATTCAATTTTAAGCCTACCAATAGATGCCTCATCGTGGATTAATCCATCCAGATAAAACTTCCTAATAGGCTTGTGGTGATAATTTTCCATACCCTATTATAACTACTAATCTTAATTTTTATCCTCAAAGTCCTTATATCTGTAATATCCCTTGTCAAAATCAACTTGAACAAGAAAGTCTCCCATAAAACCATTGCGGTTCTTTCTAAAGGCGCACTCAATGATATCACTATTGGTTGCTCGGCCTAAAGCAATAACCCAGTCAGCATCATAGGCAATTTGTCTTGACCAAGCAGTTTGACCTAATGTAGGTACTCCACTAAGATCATTAACATCATCTGGTGTTGCAGATGAGATAGCAATGATTGGAACCTCTTCGCCAATTGCCATTAGCTTTAGTTCTCTTGAAAGGTTTTTCATTCGTACCGTTTCATTATCTGACTTCTGATTAGGAGCCATCAGTTGAAGGTAGTCAACGATTACAAAGTCTGGCTTGTACTGATCAATCTTTCCACGAAGTACTGAAGGATTAATCTCCCCACCTTGATCATTTGAAATAATATGGAACTCAGGCTTTCCCTGTAGATGTTTGGCATGCCACATCTTTAGCATATCCATTTCAACTTCACCGTTACTTAATTTTCTGTGAGACCAAAGACCTTCGCCCATAATTGTAAATACACGGTTACGAACTTCTGTTTCAGACATCTCAAGTGAGATCACAAGGGGTGTCTTACCCTGTTTCCAAGCCTGTACAGCAAAGTATAAAGCCATCCATGACTTTCCTATACCTGGGTATGCTAAGAAGACTCCTAGCTGCCCTGGCATAATTCCAGAAGGAAGGTAGTTGTCAAATCCTGGCAAGTTGGTCTTGATCCCAACATGACCTGCTGCTTGTTGAGCTTTCAAGTTTTCAAAGTATGCAACTGCTGACTCAAGATCAGTTACATCAATATCACGAATTGCTGATGTGTTTTTCTTTAACTCAGATGTTTTAGTAATTAGTTGGTCAAGTGCTTCACCACCATTACCTGTTTGAATTTCTGAGGCTGCTGTGCGAATGATATCCTTTAGGCTATCAGTTAGATACTCTGACTGTAATTCTTCAAGGTGATGCTTAGTAGCGCCAATGCCAGAAATAGGTTGAAAGTCTCTAAACTTTTCTACAACTAACTCTACTGGTGGAACAGAACTGTTATGCTCAAAATAATTTCTAATGAAATTCCAAACATCATTATGGGTTCTAAGTAGGTTGTCAACATTTGCTTGTAAGAGAACGTGCACCTGCTTATCGCTTAAAACTGCGGAGATTAGTTTTGCTTCTGTATTATTCACTTAGCCACTCCTTTGCCATTCGTCTGCGCTCTGCTCTCTCTTTGTCATCTCGACCTTTATCTTTTTGTGCCTGTAAAATTTTTTCTGCGTTGTACGCAAAATAATTCCATGAAGGATTTTCTGCAACCTTAAAATAGTACTCAAGTATATCGTAGCACCCAGAAACCCCATATGACTCTACAAGAGCATCTGCTGCCCATTGCTCTACATTTAAGTTTAGTGATGGCTTTTGCTCATACTTTGCAGTATGGTATTTACTGTAGCGTGAAAGCAAAGCCATTCGGTCTTTGCGTTCGGCCATTACTCGTTAATTTCAGACTTTGCTTCGTTAATCTTTTCAGCAAGCTTATCTTCAACAAATTTATACACACGCTCAAAAGCTTGATCTGGAGTTTCCCCATTACGTCTTGAATCAATAATACCAAGATCAAGTCTTAGTGATTGAAAGTTTCCAAGGTTAAGCGTATATCCTAATGTAACAGATACCTTCGTGTCTTCGTTTTCCATTTTATACCCTTCGTTAAATAGACTCATTCCAAATTGGAATAAATCTCCCATCATCAGTTCTCGTATATGTAAGTATACCTTCTCCCATACGCCTTGTCAACTCTTGCTTAGTGGGAGTAATATCATTTGTTATTAAATTATCTTTTCTTGGTCTGCCAATATGGTTCATTGCAAGTATATCACGTATCTCTTTTACTTGCGATTCTGAATAATATGATCGTACTTGCCATCCCCTTGCCCCACCTTTTTGTGATCCAGTAGGGAAAGGTATTAAACCTTTCTTCATTAATCTTGGCATATATTTTTTATGACGATTAACTAAATCAGCAGTCTCGCCAACAGTATATGCTTTTTCTCTTTTCTTTTTAAACTCGCTAATCAAACAACTTTCAATTTGATCTTTGTTAATATTATAAACAGACATAATCCCATTAGACTTATTGAAATGATGTACTCTGACTAAATCTCCATTTAAAAACCAAACTTTTTTATTGCCAGGAATTATAGGCGAGAGATTGTAGCCTTCGCTCTCTGTTGTTCCTTTTTTAGTAGCCATGAACCCTCTGATGTTTTTTCGGGTGGGGTAAAAAAAACTCTATTGCCACACATAAGGCAATAAGTTTCAAGGTGAGTGGGAGAGCTGTAAATTCTATCAATTAACATCCTACCTTTACATTTTTTGCATTTTAGCATTAATTAGTGATACCAATGATAATAAGATTTACTCCAACAATAACATTACCAGTAGAGTCAAACTTTACAACGCCATCAACCTTTGAGGTAGATGCTGGATAGAGTATAACGTAAGTGTCTTTACCAGCTACAGTATTTCCCTTATTAACTACTGTTGCAGTTACAATTGGTGGATACTTAAATTCAGCTGATGAAAATGAATAAGTAAATGGGATACCTTCTCCGCCAGTTACTGTTCCAGGTTTAATTTCTACATACCCGCCAATAAAGCGTGAGTTTTTTCCCATCGCTGTTTGAGTACCAGACTGAGAAGTATCTATAGTTAAATATTTAGACTGATTTGGGCTAACTAAACTTTGAAGATCATTTAAAGCACTTGCCATTTCAGAGATATAAGAAACATCTAAAGGCTGGCCAGCTTGTGGGATTTGTATTTTTGCCATAGTAATTCTATTATACCAGAGACTTGATTGGTGATAGGTATATTTTTAGTGCATCATTTAGGGTTTGGCTTATTCCTTCTACCTGTATCTGAACCTGTACAGAGGATGTTCCTGTCTTTACAAATGAATGAGAGTTAGCAGATGATGTTGCTCTCCAAGTAAGTGGAGCACCATCAAAGCCAACAAAGATGTCATATGCTGATGTACCTAATAAACTGCCCCAAACTACAGTAACAGTATTTCCAATTACCTGAACATCTCCTTGAACACCTTGAACTGGTAAAACTTCTGCTGGAATAGCATATGTTGGTGACCAATGGGATGTTCGGTTTTTATCTTCTGAAACTATTCTATACCTTAAAATATATTCATTGGAATTTCCTACTTTACCTAAATCTTTTTTATATATTGTGGTTTTTTTAATTCCTGAGTCAGCCATTATAAAACATCAACCCCAAACCTAAACTCAATATAATTTTTGGTATTTGATAGTTTTGTTATTGTTTCTGCGTTGTCTGTTTTAATAACCGTGTATCCAGTCAATCCATAAACAGAATTTGACGAACTTACATTTTCTAGGCGTAGGGCATCAAGGGCAACATAATAATCTGAAGACCCAACAAGAACTGGCGCTGAAATATTTTCAACTACTGTAACATAAACCTTTACAACGTTTACAGAAGTCCAAGTAAAAGAAGTACTTTTTTCTAATTGTTGTAATTGTTTACTTGAAACAAAATATCTGTTTGTTGAAAAATCATAATCTGCATCAGATAAGACTGTTGAGAATTTAGCCCAAACACCAGTATTAGAGATATCTGTTGAGGCAAACTCAAACAAAACTCTAACCTGATCTGGAGTTCCGTTTCCACTGACGTTAATTAAAGAAAATGCAAGACGTAACTCATCTAGTGCCGAGTTTTGATCAAAGTTTAAACTAGCTCCAGTTAAGTGAATATGATTAGAGTCTGATGATGGATTTAAGTTTCCGTCAACATCTAGGGCAAGAGTTGCAGTATCACCACGCATCATGATCATGTTATTTAAAAATCTAGAATTTTCATATCTTTCAGATCTGTTTGCAGTAGCAAAAATTCTGTTATCAGCATTGGTTTGAAAAACTGGAGTTTCAGTTAGAACACCACCGATAGAATATTCTCCAGTAATAATGTTGTCATTGTTTGAATCTAGAGGTTGTGGAATAAAAGGAATCTCTGTTGCAAGGGCTGGAGTTACGGTATGATATTCCCATAGCTCTGTATCTCTAAATGAATTGACAACCTTGCTATCTCTTGCTCCTGCTGCTGGATTTGATCCCGCAGAATAAATTCCAATTTCTGAAATATCATATCTTTCTTCTGTTGGAAGCTCTGCTGTTAATACAATTTTAGAAACTTGTACAATCTCACCTTCTACCAAAACATCTTCTACCGCATATCCACGAGAAGAAATTGGAACACGAAACATTTCAAAATCTAAAGATTCTTTGTTCTGCATAGCTGCTACTTCTACAGCATTGGCTGGATCATTAAAATCGTAGGTGCTATCTAATGGTTTTGGGCCACAACCCACAGCAATATAAGAAGCATAGGCAGGAGCCTGCCCAACCAAATATTTTGCTAAAATGCTTTTGCCTTTATTAGTTATCATAATTACACCGCCTCATATATTGTATCACTTAATACCACGCCAGAACTTAAGATTTCAACCTCAACCTGTTCATCTTTTTGTAAGTTTATGACATTAATAATTATATTTCCAGTTTCAGGTTCAAGATAAACAATCTTGCAGTTAGGAACTCGCTCTATGTTTGGAGATGTGCCAGATAGTGTGTATCCAGTTCCACAATCTGGAACCTTATTCTCAAAAGATATTGGGAAGTTTTTGAAATAGGTTAAGTCAGCGTCTTGTAATGCAAGAATGTTTTGAGGATTATATTGAAAGTTAATGGCAGCTAAATTTTT